ATGCATGTATGACATATGTGTATATATTTGTGATTGATTTGTGATTGGTTTAGGAGGGGGTGTTGTGTTCATATCATAAGACACCCCCTTTTTTTAGTTAAAAATCCACATTTGTTTCAAAATCAGTGTCAATATCCACATTTGTATCTATATCATCAAAATCACCATCTTGCAACATATCATCAAGTGTTCGTTCAAGTGGTGCGGCACTGCCGCTTGATTCAGCTGGTCTGTAGGATGGAGATATTCCGATAAGTTCCATTACTGTTTTAGCATCAAAACCTTCATCGGTTACAAACCCATTATATACAGCTACTATAGGGTCTACGTTTGCTTTAATCATAATACTTGTTATGACTTTTGATGCCTCTAATGTAACTTCTTCGCTGTTTAATGCTTTTATGAATTTATTTACAAAATCTTTATACGGGTTTAACCCACCTGAATATGTTCTTTGGCCCGTTACTGTATTATATCCCAATTCAGCAGCCTCCCCAATAAGTGGGATATTAAACAGAAGGTTTAGTCCAGTAAGAGCCTTAACCATTTCATTCATTACCTCCTCACGGTCATCCTCGTCACCCTTTATTATTTTAGCTATGTTAGACGCAGCAACAAATAGACCGTTAGCTATAGACATGTTTAAAGCTAGTTTTCTAATATCTTTAGCTTTTACCTTTTCACCTTTTTTCATGCCTCTCATTATGTTAGTAAAGGCCTGAGAAACATTATTGATTTGAAGAAATATTGTGCTGCCAAACATAGAAAACGTCCTAATTAATCCGTTGTTGTTTTGACTAATCGGAGATGTCTCAGTATTTCTTCTACTCTGCTGTGTTGCGTTGTAGTTGTTTAGTTGTTCAACCGCCTCAGCCTTTGGCATTCCGTTTCTTATGTTTCTGTTATAATTAATCATATACCCTAAAACACCTAAAACATCACCAATAACGGTTGGGGCAACTGTCAATGTCCTCCAGCCTCTTTTTATAGCTTTTAGTTTATTGTTGTTTTGACTAACTAATTTGTATTGGTTTCTTCCGCTTTCTAACCCATAAACATCACCGTCTAATCCCCTTCTAAGTCTATCTCGAAATGTTGCAGACACACCCCATGCCTTTTTAATTTGAAGTGGAAACGTAGCGTATGTATACGCACCATCTAACATAAACATCATTAGGTCTAGACCAGGTATTTTTTTCTTTCCCTTTCCTCTAAAACTATAGTCTTCAAACGCTTGCACAAACGATGAAGCTTGCTTTAATATTTGTATAGCTTTAAGGCCTAGAGCTACGCCTACAAACCTGCTAAACCACCTATTAGCTTGAGCTTTTACTTGATAAGGAGTGGTGCCATTAATAGCATAGTTTATGTTAGCTTGCATTAAATCTTTTAATCCCGTTTCTTTAAGTAAAGCTGCAACAGCTTTATTTTTAAATATTGCGTTTATATTTTTTACTGTTACAGCGTGGGCCTTGTAGTTTTCCATCGAGTCAAAGTATGCATCCAACGCAACGTCAAAAGATTGATTTATCAATATCGGTGATGACATGTCAACTCTCTTATTAAGTGCGGATTCATTTTCTGCTGTGAATTGCTTTGAAAAATCTACACCTTTCTCCGAAACCTCTGTAGTCCCATCCATGACGGACCTTGTTGGAAAATAGTTCTCTACATAATTCAAATTAACATCGTTAGTCTGAGAGTAAACGGAATTAATCGACTCAAAATAATCATTACTAAGGTAGTCCACTGTAGCATCAACCATAGCAACAGCGTCCTTACCTATGTGCGCTATAATTTGGCTTATCGTTTCTTTTCCTATACCCATAGCTTCAAGCTTCGCTCTTTGAACAGGGTTTTTAGACAAAGCATATAACCTCATCGCTTGTTGCGTTGTTAGCATTGTTTCGTTTTCCCCTAAAAAACCTTCCTTATCTCTGATTTTACCTATGTTTAATTCTTTTTTATTTAATTTGTTTTTAAATTGACGATACGCTGGGTTTAGTGGAGTTCCTTTAATGCCATCAAAAGTTTCCGCTATAGAATTTAAAAAATCCATTTGGTTTTCAAAGCCCTGTAGCTTTACCTCGTTAGCGTTATTAAGAGCATCATAAATATTTTTAGTTAAAAAATTACCACCTCTATCAAGTATATTTGTTAATGTACCTAGGTGATAGATATAATTTCTTAATCCCCAATCCATAGGGTTTTTTCTAAACTCCATAAGTCTTTTTGTGAGTTTAGCTATAGAACTAAAAACCTTACCTTTCTTAAATTCATTAGTAATAGCCTTTTTGTCTGAGTTACGCTCGTTTTCGTCCTTTAATACTTTTTTAGTTGTGCCGTCTTTATTTTCTATTGTTTTAAATAACGATGGAAACCCTTTTTCAATTTGACGAGTTCCTTCAGAGTTTAGTTCTGCGTTTGCTAATGTTCGTGCCTGTCTTCTTGACTTTAATTGTAATGCACTAAATTTTCTAACATCGTTCACACTTTCAAGCATTGTCTCAAGAGCCTCAACCTCCATGTTCATTATGTTTCCAAAGGTGTCTAGAGCATACGCTTGGTTTAATAATGTTTTTTCTTTCTGAGTTAGACTCTCTTTGTTGTTTTCTTTTACTATAGCTCCTTCTATTATTTCTAATACCTCTGGCTCGTTAAGTTTCTGTCTAATGTTATCCACAGTACCGTTTTTAACCGCCTCTAATATCTTTTGTGCCTGAGCAAAAAACACTTGACCTTCTTGTTCAGTTACACCTGCCTTTACTTTACCAGCAGCACTACCAGAACCCCTTTTCTTTTTCGCTCCCTTCTTTACTCTAGATATTATTTTAGATATAGTTTTATTCTTCTTTTTATCTCTCTGCTTTTCTACGACCTCTAGTGCCTTTTGAGCTGAAATCTGAAAGTCAGCTATAGCTTTTTCGTTGAAAGTTATTGAGTCGATGTCAACCACCGTTCTTATCAGTTTATTGATATCCGCTTGACTGTAATTATCAGACTTTATTAGACTTTTTCTTATAAAGTTTTTCAACCTAGTTTGCAGTTCTTTTACCTCTCTCTTCCCTTGTTTTTTTGTATCTAGTTTAGACAGTGATGCCTTTATTGCTCCAATTTCAGACGAAACAGGGTTGCTGTTATCAACATTTAAAGACGCATCCATAGCCACGATTAAGGCTTTTTGAGTTACCTCTGGTTGATTTTTAAACACAGCGTCTTGCTTTAAAAGCTCTATTGCTTTTCTTTGTGTTTCTGAAAACGAAACATCCCTTCTTTTACCTTCAGAGTCCTTTATGCCTCTTTTTACAAAGCTCCCTAGTTTTTTACGAACAGACCTGTAGAGTTTTTCTCCAGCTTCAACACCACCCTCTATATCTCCAAACTCAGGTGGCAATGGAGTTAGTAAGTCAATAGATACCTCTAAAGCTTTATTTATATCACTTACTTTAAACTTTCTTCTTCTTAATATTTCTTTGATTGCTTTTTCACTGAACCCTAGTCTTCGCCCTTCGTTTATGATGGATGACATCGACACATCTGAACCCTTGGAAAACCTGACACTAGAGGACTCTAAAGATTCAGCTTGTTTTTTAGACATCTTAGCCCTTGACTCTTGTGGAGTTGGGGACTTCTTTGGTTGAACTGCCGCTATTTCTCCTGAGAGTAAATCAGCTATGGCCATGTTTAAAAAACCATCAAGAGATAGTTCTTCAACCATCTTATCATCAATAATGGACTTTATTTTCTTTTTTGTTCCTGTGCCGACAGCCTCAAAAGTTCCCTTAAAGTTTTTCTTAACATACTCCATCACACCTTTAAGCCAATTCTTAAAGTTTGACTTTTGAGCTGCGTCTACAATACCTTCTCCTTTAGCGGCAATCATAGAAACCAACGCCTCTTCCCTCACTAACTCTTCATTAGTAATGTTGCCGTCCGCATCGTACTCAGCATACTTTCTCTTAGCTGCTTCGTATGCTTTAGGGTCAGAGTCTACCATCGACAAACCTTTTGCTAAAAGCTCACGGCCTTTTTCGCTAGACCTAAGCATGTCAATCCAAATATGGCCAAACTCATGAATAGGTGTGTTAATGGAGGTTTGAGATGGATTTATGTATATCTTACCGTCTTTAGTTAAGCCAAGGACAGGTACACCATCTACAAGGTGTTCTCTTACACCTTCTTCCTTTAGTACGTTATCAAACTCAGCTTGACTTGTGTACGCTTGCACTGACGGGAATGTTAATCGCATTAACCCAATAAGCTGCTGAGTGGTGTCAGGTTTTACTCTAACCTTTTGGCCTTGAGCTGGGAGCATGTTGAAGTAATTACTAAGGGCTTGGCCAAGAATTGTCTTGTCAGATGTCATAGTTACTTCACCTGTCTTTTCACTTTTCTTTAACTTAGCTTGACCAGCAGCTCTTGCTGTCTGCTCAGGAAATATATCTGCCTGGTGTCTTGGGTTTGTTATTAAACCTATTAAACGCCCTTTAGGCCCAAACCCATAGTTTGCGTGAGACGCTTCGGTAACCCCACCGTTTAACACGTCTATACCCACAACCGCAACCACATATCCTTTAGGCGTGTCCTTTACACTTTTTTCAGCTATTGCATCATATACGTCCTGAGTGTTTAGTAGGAATGGGTCGTTTTCCATACCTTCAAACAAAGCAGTTGAGTGCTGTTGAGTGTTTCCGCTTTTGTCAGCGTTTGAAAAAATAACATTAAATATTGCCGCTCTGTTATCAAGGGATAGTATTGCTTGGGTCTCGTTTTTAGTTCGTAGGTTAGCATCCTTTATTATTGCCTCAAGAAACTCATCCATTGTAGTAACTTTATACTTCTCAATAAGAGCTTCTACTTTTGGCTTGTGTTTTTTTCCTATAAATGATACCATAACCCCGTCCCTTTTAACCATTTCAAACATCTTGTCTGTCAAGGCCTCAAACGACTTCTTTCTGTTTTCTAATGGTACAGACTTTATTTTTGGAAGAACATACCTGAACACAGCCTCGTTAGAATTAACTCCAGAGTCTGCCATCTTTGTAATGGTCATTGGGATATGACCCTTCGGTAGTCTCCCTTCCTTCCAAAGCCTATCAAAAAGAGACTTGTTGTTGTTGTATAGACTTACAGCGTCCTTGTATTGTGTGTTTGCTCCTTTTTTATCAATGCCAGCCCAAGCCAGTCCTTTGTTGGCAATGTTTCTTAGACTGAACATAATACCTCCGCCTATCTCCATGTCATTACCCATAGAGTCTTTTATCTTCCCACCACCTAGCATATCAGTCATGCCTCCTCTCACCATAGGAATACCCTCAAACTCTTCAATAGACTTTTCAAACTCAGTAGCGTCCTTCACTCCGTAGAAATCAAGAATCTCTTGCGGGATAGGGCTTGTGTCTGTGGCTTCAGCTATAGGACTCACTTCGATGTCTTCAGAAAGTTTTGGTGTTGTGTAGTTGACAAGTCTAGGGTCAAGTTCGTTCATCTCCTTAATTACCGACACTAAATCTACATAGTCCTCAGCAGCTACTTCATCTTCACCCTTTCGCATACGAGGTTTTCCGTCAACAGCATTGTTAACCTGCTCAAATGTTTCGTTTATAGATGTCTCTAAATCAGACACTTCTGATTTAAAAGAAATCATCTCCTCCACCTTTTCTTTGTTTTTCTCTTGGAACCTTTTTAGAAATGGAGTTAGTTTTCTACCAGATATAATTCTGTCAGCTATGTCAGATATAATTCCACCAGTTCTTTCTTCATCCATTGTGCCTGCATCAAAAGCATCCCTATCTTCTTTGGTAGCTTTTTTAATCGGCTCAGGTATAGCTTCTGCTGTAGTTTTTTCTGAAACATCTTCTATGGCCTCTGTGCTTGGCTTTTGAATGGCATCTCTTTGTCCTTTTAGTAAAACAATTTCTCCTGTTGACCCGTCATCATATTTTGTAATTATGGCATCATATCCGTCTTGTCGTATTGCTTCAGAAAGTTCCTCCCCAACCTTCCCATCATACTTTTGAGAAAGTTCGTTTTTGTATGATATTTGAGTATCGTCTGTAATGTCAATTACAAGAGGATTTTCCGATTCCACTACACCAGTTTCAAAACCTTCTGGCGTAAAGTCTGAAACCTTTTGAGTTACATAATCTCCACTTGCCTCTACGTCTTGACCAAATTCAGAAGCCATAGCTGGAGCTTTCTTTGGGTTTTTATTATACTGTATTTTTAGAGGTTTACCCGTCTGTACTTCATCTTTCTTTTTGACTGTAACTTCCTCAACCACAGCTTCCTCAACAGGAGCAAACTTCTCCATCTCAGCGTTGTACTCCTCTTCTGTAAGGACCACCTCACCCTTACCGTCTTGTCTGTTTACTGTACCATACTTTTCAGGTGTAGTGGTTGTGAACATTGTTGGCTTTTCGTACTTCGGCTTACTCTTAGTGGTAACTTGCTCTATTACAGCTTCCTTTACAAACGCAGACACATCAACTGGCTTGTCAGATAGTTTTTTAGTGGTGGCAATAACCTCAAGTTCGTTACTTATTTCTTTTATTAGCTTAGAGAAAGTTGACTTCCTTACTGGGTCAGAAGAAAGTATTTCTTTTGTGTTTAGTAGTATCATTGTCCTAGACAACACCTTAGAATTTTTTCTTGACTTCTTTTCTCCAACATCCAAAAGCTGACGAGCCTCTCTTCTTGTGGCTACATTTTTTTGTATTTTTTGATTGTCCTCCTTAGACATCTTACCAGCTTTCTCTCTCCTGTTTGCCCAGTTAGCAATAGTTTCGTCAGAGGCAGACTCTTTTGCCACAAAATCTGCCATCATTAAGTTTTTCCCAAGAGCCTTGTTTTTATTAAGAGCAGCCTCAAGAGCTAAATTAACCGCCATGTTTGTGGTGTTATTACCCACGCTTCCAAGGGATTCTGAAAGTATTTCTTTATACTCCAAGTTATCACCAACAACCATCTGTGCCAAAGTTTCACCAGCGGCTTCAGCCAAGGGGTCAAACACAGCTCTTTCTACTATTTGCGCACCAACCCTAGCACCAACTCCTGAAAATTTTCCAGCTGTAAATATTTTACCCGCAAGTTGTCCTGATATAAGGTCCATAACCGCAATAGGTATACCTCTTTCTAAACCCCTTTCTTTACCCGTTGCCCAAACCTCTGGGTCAGCTAATGCTTTTGCCATTTCCTCACCAGTTGGGTCGTTCATTATATCGTACTTTTCTCTAGCTGCGTCTAACACCTCATTAGTGTACTCCATCGCCAAACTAGTAGCAGACATACCTGTTTGAAAACCTTTAGCGGTACCCGTAATAAAACCAGGTAAGGCACCCACACCAGCAAAAGCTGCACCCGCACCAGTACCAATACCAGCACCTAACAATGTTGTTGAACCGACTATTTTATAACCGTATGGTAGCATCATGGATAATGAGCTTGCTGCCAAGGTAGTCATTAGCTCAAACGGGTCGTTAAAAAGTATATCTGCGGTCTCTTTAGCCCCTACTGCTTTGTTGTACTGAGACAACACTTTAGATGAAGCACCAGGGTTTTTAGATAGATGAGTATATATTTTTTTAGCAGCCTCCATCCTTGAGTCTTGGTCATCCATGTCATAGCCAATACCTAGTGCAGACATGAGTATAACCTCAGCCGCCAGACCCTGCTGCAATCCTTTATCAAATTCGTTTAAAAAGCCACTTAAATTTTCTGAATACTCTTGCTCAATCTGTTTGTCTACTTGTGTATCAAAGTAAGATATAGCCAAGTCGTATTTGTCTTGAGCCAGTCTTTTTTCAGCGTTTGATTTATTGTAGTCGTTAAATATATCGTTGATAACATCAACCTCTTCTTGGCTTTTAGCTTTGTATGTTTGCAGACCGTCTAATCCAACCCCAAATGTTTCCTTAGAGTACACATCTAAGTCAGCTTGTTTGTTTTCCGCACTTATATATACATCGTTAGCCTTATCCATACTGAGTTTTATTAACCCACCAATGTATTGGTCGTAACCCTCTCTAGTTTCTTTTGCTTCGTCCCTCATTACTACATCAAACAAAGCAGACTCTTTTTCTTTTAAGTCAGATAGGTCAGTGTAGTAAGCGGCCTCATCAGCCTGAGTCCCTAAATCAAAGCCTAAGTTTTTTATTTCTTCTATTCTGTCTATTTCATCCCTCACCTTTATATACTCATCGTAGGAGTTTTTTTCTGCCTGATAGTTTAGGTTACGGTTTTTATAAAAAGATTCTGCTTTACTAGTTCCCTCTATAACCTTTTCTTCTTTTCTCTCAAAAGATACGTTTGATGATAAAAAATCCTTTAACCTTTTTGTTTCTTTTTCAGCACCGCTTTCGGTAAACGGGTCTAGGTCTATGACGATGCTGCTTTTACCGTCATTTGTTGTAACAGTTAGTGCGTCACCAATACCCGTCTCTTCAAAAACAAAACCGTAGTCAATAAAGTCTTCTTTAAGTTGTGGGACAACTACCTCTTCATCTTGCTTTATTAAACTTTTATCTATACCATCTAGCACAGATTTAAACTTTTCTGACTCCCTTATTTCCGTTGATTTTTTTTGTTGAGCCTCTTCTTCTTCCAACAACTCAGCTCTCTTTTGTTTTTCAATCTCACTTAACCTTTCAGATAACTCAGCCTCTTCTTTAAATATTGTTTTTTTACGCTTTTCAAGCTCTTGTAAAAACACATCGCCAGAGGTTTTTGTAGCATCACCTAGTTGGTCAGTAGTAATAGCTGGTGGCGTATAGCCAAGATACGAACCATAGTCTGGAATTGGGGCTTCAGCCTTTTCCACAACAGGCTCTTCTACAGCAGGTTCTTCGACAACAGGCTCTTCTACAGCAGGTTCTTCGACAACCTCTTCTTCTTCTTCAGTCACATCACCCTCATCACTAACTAATGTGAGTTTATTATTAGAAACCAAAGAATCAAACTGGTCTGGATATTTTTTTCTTAACTCAGACTCTGTGTATATATTACCAGCGGGTGTTTTATATTTTTTTTCAGCCATTAATTTGTGTATAAATCTTGTTCTTTTAACACTCTCATTATTCTATTTAAGGTTTCTTGCCTTGAGTTTATTAGTCTTTGATATTTGTCTTTATTAGACTTACTAGAATTAGGGTCTGGTAATTCTTTCGCAAAATCTTCTATATTAATTTTAACATCGCCTATGATTATATTATCACCAATAAATGTATTATCTTCAAAAGATATTGATTTATTTTTTATAGAAGCTAAATCTCCTAAAGTCGTACCGCCCCCTACATCAATCGCTCTAATATTTTCAACCAATGATTTATTCATATCATCTTCCGAGCCTTGTTGAGTAATATTTTTTAATTTCATAGCTCTCTTCACCTTGTTTTCTCTCTTTTGAGGTGTAGGGGTTGGTGTAAGTGCTATACCCGAAGTTTTATATATGGTACCAACTAATTCAGGTTCTCCTGTATTTGGGTCTATTTCCATTACTTTTGATATGTTTTGCATTTGTTGCTCAAAATTATTCATATCATCTAGTGGCACATCAGCAAATTTTGTAGCTCCATCAGGTTTTGCATATATAAACCTAGCTTTCATTTTGCCCGTTTCATCGTCTTTTACAACTACTACTTCATTCATTTCTACGTTTGTGATATTTTTTATGTTGTCTAATAACCTTTCAACCATTTCAGGGTCATCCTCTGCCTCGCCAGGCATAAGCATTTCTAATTGGTCTCTAACCCCTGAAATTTTTGCTTTATTAGTTTTAGAGGTTACTTCCCATTGAGCTAACGTCCTGTCTCCACCACTATCATCTGAATCACTATCATCTGGAGCAGGTATAATTGAACTAGCAACTTTTATCTTTTCTTGCGAGCTATAAGCCCCACCATCCATCATTATAGATTGCTGAATAACATCTTTAAGTACATCCTCAATTTTTTGACCAGGAAAGTTTTCTTGAATAAACAAACCATCGTCATCAAGAAGCCTTTTTGGTTCTTCCATTTCTGGACTTCTGTTTTTGTCATACAAAATCAATCCTTTTTCATTAGTTTTTGGTCCTGGTACAAGAGAAAAAGATACCTCACCAGTTTCAGGGTCTGTCGTTTTAACGCTATATGCAGCTAAATCAATAAGTAACTGGTCTGGTCCACCCTTTGCAGACTGCTGTGACAATGCTTTAGCTATAGCGTCAGTTGACTGTTTGGCTGCGTTGTAATCAAAAGCCTTAACTTTAGATGTAATTTTAGTTCTACCAGATATGTCAGTTATTTCATCTGGGTCATCAATATAAAAGTTTTCTGTGAATTGACCTTCTTTCCAAGCCCCAGCTTTTTGTAAGCTTTGATTAAACTGGTCTGTATAGTCGTGTGCTGTGTTAGACCCTGCGGAGTTATTAGGTAAAGAAGACAAAGATGACTGTATTTCAGAAAGTCTTTTTAGGTTCATAACATGTGTGTCACCCTCTACACCTCTTGCTTTGTTTACTTGAGCTATTGATTGCCCTTTAAGTTCAATCATCATAACCCTGTTGCCGTTCTCGTCTTTTTCAAAGAAATACCTTTCTTTCACCGCCTGTCCATTTAATGCGTTTCCCGCTAGTGCCGCAGCATAAACGTATGGGTCAATTTTATTTAGTGGAGTTTGACCTCTATCATAACCAATCTTACCTTCTTCTATAGCTGTCTCCACAACACCTACATTGTATTCATGCGCACCAATAAAGTCTTGCGCACCTCTTATTAGATTTTTATTAGCACTAATAATAGCTTCATCGTCTTCCCTAGTTCTCATGGACTCTTCTCCAGTATTTGGGTCGATGTACTTGTAAGTATACGTTGCGTTACCGTGCTGAGATAAGTTTAACTGAGCCTTTGATAACTCACTAACAATAGGTGTAAACTCGTCTTGAAGATTTTTAGAGTCAGGCCCAATTTCTGGACTATCTCCGTCAACCTTTCCAAACCCACCAATTTCATTCATTAGTAGCCCTTGGTTCTTCATCGACTCTTGTGCAAGCTGACTGTTAACTTCTTTTCTTAACCTGTTTGCCTTACCAATATTTATAAGTTCTGTTCCAACAACATCTACCACAGAGCCAACTATTTGCTGCCCTACATTGTCTTGTTGTGGCTGTGTTGAACCCCTAAATTGACTTTCTCCTGACTGACTTCTGTATCCCATTTTATTCTTTTATTATTGATAATCATATATTGAGGCAGCTCTTTCCTGATAATTTCTTGTTTCTCCTCCAAAAATAGCATCAAATTGTTTTCGGGGGTTTCTAAACCTACTTACAGCGGCCTCTATATCACCCTCCGCTTGGTACCTTCTATCGTCCGCCAACTGCTCTTTGTTTGCAGCATAGTCTAGGTCTGCATTTGTTCTAGCCTCCTGTGCTGAGAACACAAACTCCATACCAGCAGCTTTAGCCGCCTGAACTCTCTGTTGTTCGCTTGCAACCATTTGTTGTAACTGCTGCTCCCCTTGAGCTTTAAGTTTCTGGTTTTGTGCCTCTTGTTGTTGTATACTAGCGGAAACAGAGTTCTTGCTTTGTAGTGCAGCCTGTGCAAGTGCAGTGGCACCCCCAGCACCTGACCCTGTAGCTCTAATTGTGTCTAGTGTGTTCGCTAATGCAGCATCTGTTTGTTCAACCTGCATTTCAGCCGCCTTTGTTGCAACACCTAAGTTAGCGTATGGATTTGAAAACGTACCGCTTAGGTCTTTTACAGCAGAAGACGGGTCTACGATAGCAGCCCTTTGATTCCTTATGTTGTTTAACTCTGCTTGAGCTATAGATGCCTCCATAGCATACTGGTTCTGCCTTTGAGTAGCTATAAATACTTGTTGAAATTTTTTTCCTCTCCCCATTACTTTTTATTTTATTGTGATGAAAAAACATTGTTAGTGGACACAGCAAACACTTGCTTTAAACCACCAACGTCTGTTGTTGCGTCTGTTTTTACTTTTACTGTTGCGTAGTACCCTTTTATCCCTGACATGTCAACCCCGAATATAACTTCATCAATTCTTGCGGTACTATTATTAACAAGGTTAGACACATACTTACCTTCCTTCCTATCAAAACCTGCTCGGTATGTAACCCCACCCTCTGTGTACGAACCTTCATCATAGCTATAGACGTTTGCGGTTACGTCTTGGTAGTCATTTAAACTAGGTGGGCCAGAATAATTATTAAGGTCGATACCTTGATTATCTGACTTAAAGCTCTCAACCTCCCAACCGTTAGTTCCTTCATAGGATACGGTGTTAAAGTTCTTAGACACTGAAACAGAAGGGTTAAACACAAAGGTTACACTTGTGTCAGTCTGAACCCCGTAGAACTGACCCCTATTCTTAGCTGTGGTCGCATCGTAGTGCTTCCATATACTACCATTTTTACATGTGTAGTAACTAGCGTTCAGGGTGTTAGCGAAGTCTGGTTTGTAATCCCAAAAGCTAGTCCATCCGTTGTTGGCATCGTTAAATGAAACCGTGTCGTATTCTCCGTCTCCAGCAGAAAGGTCGGTTACTGATGGCTGAACTGATATAACAAACGCATCTGCATAGTTATTAAACCCACCAACAACCTTGTCTCTAACTAGCTTGTACAGGTTTAGTGTACCACTTCCTGAACCTATAGACTGACTGAAAGTAACATCCGCTACCGTGTCTGGTGTTGTTATGTTTATATCTGTGACATACGCACCACTTGTGCCTCCATAGTTTCCGTATATACTCATCCCAAGCTCTATAAGATTTACATTACCCGTCAATCCAATGGTTGTTCCAGTGCCAGATACTGTAAAACTAAGTAGGTCACTTAAATTATAATTACTCGTTATTGGCGAAAATGCGTCCCTAAAGTAATCTCTCATACCATAATCACTAATTTCAGTGATTCCGTCCCTAGATAGCCTCATTACAGCACCCCTTGATTGGTCGGCAAAGTATATCCTATAACCCTTCTGTGCAAATGACTCTGGGTTTTTACTTATACCGTACTCACCAGCGTATGGTGTCACCTGTCCTATTACAAGGTCGCTGGAGGTTACAGTTGCGTCACCCTGTGCTGAGTATATTGCAGACTTATCTATCAACGCCCTACTCACCTTATCTTCTTGAAACACCATAAGGTTACCATCGTTGGTGTATATCCTCTGTATGCTTCCATATGTTGGGTCCACGCTCTTTGTAATGTTCTCACCTATAGAGAATACGTTTGTCTCATTAAAGTCCGTTAGAGCGTTGTATATTCCAGAGTATGTCAAAGAGTTTGATGACGCTATTTCATCGTCATTCTCTTCTGTTATGTAAGCCCTTACACCGTACCCAGCCTCCGTGTTGTTGTAACCACCCCTAATTCTAGACTCCTCTAAATACCACATGTAATCTGTGCTTGGGTCTGCTGTTTGAAGAGAGCCAGTTGTTGTTTGTTTGTTGTTGGCAGGCCATGTTATAGGATTTGGAGTAACACTAGCTCCGTCATAAGGACTCCAAGGAAGACCAGGCCACATAGCAAACCCATCTATGGTGTCAATAACCTTCTTTAGAATAAACGAATTAAAATACTTTACCTCTATTAATGCACTCATATTAGTCTGTTCTATTTAGTACGATAGGTGTTGTTACAATTGAATCAGTCAATCCTGTCCCACTTGCATCCGTTAATTTTAGTGTGACCCTCACAGATGTCGATGTTCTATTCTGATATGTGTAAAGTGCTGTACTGTTTGTGGCGTTTACGTCTAAACAGATGAGTTGATTGTTGTACTGTAGTGTCTCCGCTATTTCTTGACCACTACCCTTTACAATTCTAAACATGTCATACGGAGATGTCTGATACTCAGTCCATACACTGCCATTACCAACCCAAAGGAACTCAACCTTTGTAACCTCCCAAACCAATCCAACCTTTTGGTCAGATGTCTGTGCTGCACCATTATCACCATCCAACACGGCAAAATCACCCCATGTTGAAGGCGGTCTTATCTCTGGCAATGGGTCATTTTCAGTCGCAGTCCCCGATGGTGCTACATTTGCGAGGTAGTTCCCATATCCCGTAGATATTAAAGATGTCCCACCACCAACACCAAACGCACTTGTTGCTTGTATTGTAAACGTGTAGTTGTCTTTTACAGGACTAAACTGTGTGTACTTGAAGTATGTCCCTGCTGTTGTTGAAAGTCGAAACTGAGGTTGCGCACCAACCTTTGATAACTCAAACTTATCTGTGACAATACCACCGTTACCATCCCTAACCTCTATTAGTGTTGCGGTCTCTGTACCACCAGCTATATCCTGCCCACCAGCAGTTGCTAAATCAAAAGAACACACCTCATCTGTTGGCACATTATCTTCAGACAAACTCCAAGTAAAGTTGTTCAGTTGTACTGGTAACACAGAGAAGTTTTGCTCCACACTTCTATTTAATTCAGATATAAGACCAGAGGTGCTGGACTCCCAAAATATATCTAAATTTGAGAATGTTGGTGCCGTTTCGTACACATTAAGCCGAACCATTAGGTTTGTAACCGTTTCGTATGGTGGGTCTGTGGTTAAATCACCACCCCCTAAAGCACCTATCCTATCTATGGTTGAAACCCTACCTATGTATGGGTTTGCTCCTTTCAAAGCTGAACCATCACCTAAAGTGTCCCCAACCCCATCAGTCGGTATGCTGTAGAACGGTGAGCTATAATACTCATCACCATTTTCTGTTTTATCCAAACCTATCTCATCCCTATCACCTATAAGTATTACCTCATCACCGATATTACTAGGAAAATATTGTAGATTAGTCCTTCCTGAGTTGGTTAAAAACCCTTCATTCCAAACCCTACCAAACAATCTAACGGAACTAGAAAACTGAACGTCTTGAGGCCCAACCTCTTGCAAGTCCCTAGGAACCTTATTTATGTTGTCAGAGAAAAGAGTTATGTGTGCTTGGTCTGTAGATACCTTGTATGTGTTTAAATCAGATGCCTGAATTGTTATAACTAAGTTACCAGTTGCGCTACCTAACAACGCCCCATTAACCGTTATGGTATCCCCAGCAGCAAAACCAGTACCACGATTTACCGTCGTTACGGTTTGTGCGGAATTAGATGTAGCAGACACTATTACACTTATTATAAGGCCCGTACCACTGCCGCTAGTGGTGTATCCAGCCGTTACCCCAACTGTTCCTGTATAAGTTCCTGCATTAAAATCTGTTTGATTGGTGGTTATACTATCGGTTAGTGCGCCTGGCCCTCTGGTAAGTTCTGTCCCACGAAAAACGTCCTGTGGGTATCCGTTTAGAATGGTAGGTAGGTATACATTGTAGTAGCTTTGCTCTTGTTGCTTAACCACCATCTTATAGCTGTACCAACCCAAAGGATTTGTTGTCTCGTCATACAATCCCACATAACCTATGTTTGAAGAGGTTGATGGTATTGGTGCGTTAAACAATACCTGTAGTGAATCACCAAGATAATCTAAGTCCATTACCGAACTCTTGTAGGGGTGAAACACTGTTGAGTTAGGGGATAGTATAACGTCTGACTGTCTTCCGTACTTGTCAGATAAAACGACCCCAACTTGATACGTTCTGTTTTGCTTTAACGTGTGGTTTGGGTACTCTCTCTGCGATGTTGAGCCATAATCTCCAAACGTAATTTTTTCACCAGTTGATACAGTATAATTTAATGAGTCTAAAGATGCACTCCTTAGAGTTAAGTTACCATACATCACCCTGTTTCCTGCAACCGCTTGAGCCTTAGCTCTTAACGGAACTCTGTCACTAACTCTAATGGTTTCTTTTGATGGCAATGACTTTATTGGTTTTGATGAATTGTATGTGTATACATAGTCGATGCCAGAATCAGCTGTTTCTATCTCATCAAATGTTATGGTGTCCACCACCCTTATAGTTGTGCCTTCAGACTCTTTGTATAGTACGTCTATGGCCGTGACTTTGTACTTATCGTAAAGGTTATTATTAAGGCCGTCTAACACTACACCTTCAGGCATTGGTATACTTAACTCCACCTTATCAACCTTATTTTCAAAAAAGTCAACCACAGTGCTTTTAAGGGTGTTTAACTCATCACTGTTGGCATCGTTGTCTAATACGCTTGTGGGTATAGAGTCCTCTAAAAAATACCCGTCCTGCTTTGGTATAAACGCTGCCTGAGAGAATGGGGCTATCAAAGAGTATTCGTTGTCTTCAAACTTAAATCTGTAGCTAAATCTTACAAACTTATCTGACAAAAACTGTTCATCTCCCGTGAATGAAGCATCGTAGTCGGGGTTATCTGTAACACCGTCAGGTAATTTCGTACTGGTGACATCATACATAGATGGTGTTCTAACCATGTTCTCTCTGCCAATAACAAATACTGCGTCAGCAAATGCTAATGAGCCTCCAAACACAGTAGATAGAGTGTTTCCTGGTATAGTTATGGTGTCACCTGGTTCGTAGTCTAGTCCTCCAGAGGTTATGACTCCTGGCTGTAGGGTGTACTCCCCTGAACCAACACTTGTTTCCGTAGCATCAACAGTAAAACTCAATGTTCCTGTCCCAGCACCACTTGTTGTGACTGGAGATGGTGTACCAACACCCACTGTGAAGGTTTGAGGAAGCACAGGTGGGGTTAGGCCAAACATTCTAGAATTAGTCTGTATTTGTAATCGACTACCTACAAACAAGTCTCCATCACCTGAAAGCTTTGTAATGTCTGGTGCAAGGCATGGGTAATACTTAGCTACAGATATGTGGTCCTCAGATGTGTAGTATGGATTTGCAGAACCGTATGGGTTTGCTAACGCTAGGTTTACGTTAATCTTTCTTGGTTGATTTCTATTGTCAGTGAAGAATAACAGGTTCTCTATAAGGTCGATGCCTAAAACCTCGTGCGTGTCGGAGAAGTTTAAGAAGCTACCACCAACCAATACCGTGTAATCGTTTGATATTGTGTTGTATACAGCTATGTAATGAGCAGATGCGGCTGGTGCTGGATTTGTTAAAGCTGTGGGGGAAGAGTCTGTGTAGTTAGTTATAAACGCAAATAACCTATCATTAGTGGTGTCTACATAAAAACCTATAATCTTTAGATTGGTGTCGTAAGCAGAAGTATAGGTGTTAAGAACCTTAAAATCAGTCAGCTCTATGTTACCAAGAACATTCTCCAATACCCCTGAGTCACCCCCAGCAGAGTCTGTAACCGAAGCATTTCTAGCCTCTATGTATTCTCGGTTAGATATTAATCTTGGGTCTAGGTCTTTATTCATCTTAGCCCCAAGAAAAACATTTTTAGTTTCTGCCATTTAATTCTAGTTTTTAATCATCTTGGACTTACCCCTCATTACTTGAGTAAGTTCTCCTATCTTGAGGTTAGAGAGTCTAATCTTAGCGTTTCTTAACTTAGCATACCTCTCTTGCTTCCATCTTCTTACAGCATACTCTGGTTGATTAGACCTTGTTGAAAGTATAGAGTATACCAAGTGTGCGTACATTGCATCCTCAGCCATCTTAGGTACCCTAGAGTCCTCGTGATAAGCTAAACCATCGGACACATACTCTATTACAACCAATTGGTTTGCAAGGTTACTTGAGAAGCTAAAGGAGTTGGTTCTTTCACTTATACTAAACCAACCATTACCCTGTGTCAATGTTGGGTCTAACCCGTATCTCTGACCAAAGTATCCACCGTATCCCCAAGCATAACCCTGACCATATCCCCACCAATCATACCCTTGATTAACTTGGTCTTGAGTGAATATACCTGTGATTTGATTTGTGTCGTTAGTGTTCCAATTTTCTTCTGTCTGTGAACTAAGCTGTACGTTAGTCCCGAAACCGTCTTGTACAATTTCACCTGTAGAGTCCTGCTCTGGGCTTTGTACTGGGTTGATTGTCAAGTTATTAGCTGGATATACAATATGCTTAACACCTATAGAGTCTATCCAAGACACCCTAACGTAGTTGACATAGTCCTGTGGTAGTGGCAAACTCAGGCTTGATGGTACGGTTAGTTCTATTGAACTTACACTTTTTAGTGTGTCGTATGTGAACTCTTGTAACCCTCGCTTTGCATGGAATATAACATCGGTTCTTTTAACGCTAGGTATAAGCTTACCAGCTCCAACGTAAGCGATTAAAAAGTTGTTTACGATGTCCCCTAGCTTTATGTATGAATAACCCCCGTAATTCGACTGTACTGCGGTTACGAATAACGCCACCCTTACAAGAATACTTGGACCCAAATTCACAGGAACAGCGTTTGTACCACTTATTATAGTGTTACTTGTGTTTGTCTTAACCTCTGAGGGTACGGTAACCCATGTCACCCCATTGTCGTTACTTGTCTGTAGGTAATAGTTTCTGTCATACTCACCTGCAACACCGTCTGTAAGTTCAGTATTGAAGGTTGTTACAAACTCACTTTGAGTTGTTGCAGCCCCAAGTGTGTAAGCTTTTTGGCCAACATAATATTCTTCATTTGTTTCGGTAACTAAACCTCCGTTTGGTGTTGACATATTCTATTAGCTTTTTTCGTTTATCTCTTCTGTTCTAGCCTCTTGTGCAGCAGCTTGAACTATTTGTGGGTCTCTAATCACTACACCGAAGTAGAACAATAACTTGATTATGAAGTCAGTTTGCTCTGATGGATGTAGCTCTATGTTTGTTGAGCCGTATGTGCTTCCACTATTAAAGTCAGATGCTTGAAGTGTTATTTGCACTGGTGGGCTTCCACCCCCTAATTGTCCTGAGGTAATCTCTATTACGTCTCCGACTACATACCCTGTACCTGCTGTGGTTACACTCAGTGTTACGTTTGTAGCTGTGGTTACGTTTGCAGATATTACAAGTCCTGTACCCGAACCCCCAGTGTATGATGGAGTGTATGTACCAAGAGTACCCCCAGTAATACCAGCGGTGATGCTACTTGTTAGTGTGTTTGTACCTGTGTTCAGTAAAGACTCACCATAAACAGTGGGGTCATATATGTACTGACCCAATGAACCAACACTGTAACCCCATCTTGGCTCTGTAGGTTTTCTAAGGTAGTTTACAGTGACCCGTGAGTCTACTGAATTTATACTGTCTGGTTTAACATACATCCTTTCATTTTCATAAAGGTATGTGGGGAAGTATTTTGTCGATGCTGTGAGTAATGACTTCTGTATATTGTAAAAGTCATGTCTCTGCAATCTCTGAAGTTCTACTTGATTTCCATTTATACCAGTATAAACCACTGTACCTAAGCGATATAGGTCAGATGGTAGTGTATAATATGGTGTGCTTGGGGTTGTGAGATTGTCGTATGTTGCGTCACCGAAAGCTTTGAATATAGAAAGCTTCTCGTCTGTGTTCATTATTCTGTCTGAATAATCAGCGTCTGCCTGCGGAACACGAATCTGTTGGTTTAGTTCCTCTGCATAGCTTTCAAACATTTGCAGTTGAACTTGATTGGCTATCTTATTGAACTCATTAGGTGTAACATAACCTCTCTGTTCCTTGTTAAGAATCAGTAATGCGGTTTTATATACCTCGTTAATGTTTATAGCCATATTTATTTTTTATTAATTATAAGGGATAGGCCAGCTTTGTACCGACCTAGCCCTATAATATATATTACGTTGTTACATTAGTTTTTTCTCGATAGATGAAAATATTTCCATACCCTCGTCTGTCTTGAAAAATGAAGCCATAGCTGAGTATGGGTGTTCATCAAATGGAACGGTCATTAACTTTCTACCATTACTAGCCCATGTAAATGTACGTTGGTCTTGAGATAGTCTAATGATACCCTGTTCAGCCGCTTTAATTGCAAAGTTTCTAAGCTGAATGTTATCATCTAACGCTAGACTAATAAACAATCTTGGATTACTCTTAGCCATTATCATAAGGTCTCTTCGTATTTCCTTACTTGTCATCTTAGAAACATTTGAACCCTTTTCAGCTCTAAGTATAGCCTCTGCGTGGTCGATATCAATCTCCCTTGCCGCTGTCATTGCCTCAAGCTCAGTCTCTAAATCCTCTAGTCCATATTCAGCCTCCTGTACAGGGTCAAACTCTTTATAAAGTTTATCCTTGTGTGGGTGATATAAAGACAATAACCTTTGAAGTGACTGCTTCTCTTTAGGTACATTCAAAACACCATCCTTAAAAACAATGTGTTCCATTGTTACAGAGCCATTCTGTTCATCTACAAAACAGCTTTTCTGATTTGTTGCGTACCGTATCTCTCTCTGAGAGTTTGTCTCAGGGTCAAACCACAATAGTGGATGTCTTGGAGTGTGTTTACTTGCCAATGTATAAGTTAATGGTGACTTACCCCCTGTCAAATAGTATTGACGGGGTTTAATCTCCCACTCATCTTTCTTCTTGGTTTCTTTTACTTCAACTGGCTTAGGGGCTACTGGAGCCTCAATTACAGTTTCAGTTTCTTTTACAACCTCTTCTACTTGAGGTGTTGTTGTTGTTGTTTTTCTTGGCCTTGCCATGATATAATATAATTAAATAGTTTAAAAAAAATAAAACTTGAGGCCACATAATGCAGCCCCAAGTTTATAAGATTAATGCTTACGCAGTAGCCTTGAACAACACGAAGTTGTTAGCAGCCTGAGTAACCAAACAACGCTCAGAAAGGAAATGAACCTTCATTACGTCTTCTCCTGAAGTAGCAGCACCACCTACAGAACCTGTAATCCAAGACTTCATTCTTCGGTCATCAGCTTCAGAAGCACGATAACGAGCGTGAAGGAATGGTCTACGAATGTTAGTACCTAACATCTGGTCGTAAACAGTAGTTGTTCCAGCAGGAACCAATACACCCTCTATGTCTCCTGTAAGACCACGAGTAGAAGCATCGTTAAGATATTTCCAATCAGTCTTGTAGAAGTCGTAAGAACCTCTTCGGAATCCAGAGAATCCTAAGTTCAGAGCCATTTCAGAGCTGTTCTCGAATACTCCATAAGAAGTACCACCAGCACCGTAAGAGTTCTGAGCAGCAAGCATATCGTCCATGTCTAGTGACGTAGCACGATTCAAGAATAGCATGTTCTCCTCAATAGCACCCTGCTTGTCAAGGTTAGCTAGAATCTTGTCGAAGTCAGCTAAACCAGTAGCAGCAGTGAAGTTGTTATACACGTTTCCTCGCTCCTCGATAGCAGCAAAAAGACCCTGTGTACCCTTCACGTTAGCATTAGCACTACCTCCAGCTAATTGTCCGATAGCAGCAGAAGTTGCTGTTGCAAGCTCACCTTCTACAGAAACCATCTCTAGGTAATCCTGAAAACGTAGACGAGTCTCGCCTTCAGCCTTCAAGTACCAAAGGTATCCAGAAAGTCCAGCCTCATCAGTAACTTCAACCCAACCAATTTGAGAAGCGTCAGAACCTGAAACCTCATACTGGTCTTTGATGATTACTGGGCTATTGTTGTACTGAGTGAATGATGGTGTAATAGAACCAGTCATAGAGTCAGTACCCTTACCAAATTCAGAACCATACACGAAGATTTTAATCTCTCCACCGTTAACATCGTTACGAACATCATCCAAGTCACCAGCAGTGTAAGGATAGGCATTAAACTTCCAGTTGTTTCCTGGAGAGTTGCTTTCAGGCTCGGCAGCAACAAAACACTTAACAGAGTTTAGGCTTACTGTGTTGTAAACAACAATAGTAGAACCAGCTCGGATAATAGGTTGAATAGACGCTCCAGAAGAGTCCTCTCCAGCTACATCCTGAATCAAAGTTGTGCTACCACCAATAGTAATATTTGATGCGTCAGCAGGTACCCCACTACCACCCATACCACTCTCGAAAGAAAGGTGTAGACGGTTTTGCTCAGACCAAATAACTTGGTCAGAAGTCATTGGCATCTCAGCCCCAACCATACGAAGAAAACCAGAGATTGTACGGTTACCGTAACGCTCTACTTCAGCTTCATAGATTTCAGGCAGATACTGCTGTGCGAAGTCGTTTCCGCTTCCATCAGCAAAGTTTAAATAAGAACCTTGAGTAATACTCTTAAATGGAGTAGGTACCAAGGAAAACGAACCCAACGGGTCGTTAGTTGCAAATGTTCCCATAATTTATTAATTTTTGAACTTGTTTTTATTAATTTTAAGTTTTGAAGAGTCGATACCGTTGACGGCTTTAACCTTTAAACCATTTATAAACAGACTGTCGTTTGACGTTTGTCTAGGTGCTTCACCTGTTATGTTCTTAGACTTAACAGCGACATCCTTGATAGCGTCAGCCTTACCCTGTTCGTAAAAGTGTGAGGCAATTTTGTCAACATTTTGGGCCGCATACATTGCTTTATGATACTCGTCAAATCTTTTTACATTACCACTTTCATCGAGAAACTTTCCCAATATGTTGTTAATACTTGACTGAGTATCAGCAATTGATTCTGGATTACTTACCCCGTATCTAAATTTCTTCTCTCCAACCTTAAAATCAAAACCTTTGAAATCGTTTTGGAAAAAATCTTTAGTTTTAGATTTGAATAAACTTCTAGATTCTTCAGCTTGTTGTTCACTCTCCTTGTAGCGATTAAAAAAGTCCATTGCTTTTCTTTGTTCGTTGGACAACGTGGGCCTCGACTTGATTTCCTCGTAGTATTTATCCTTCAAATCATTTAGAAATGAATGGGCTTTTGAAACCTCTTCTTTTTGAGCAAGTTTTTTTCTCTTGATGTCTCGCTCATCATCAAGGTCTTCATCGTAACGAAAGTTTTCTTCCATTACAAAATCTATTTCCTCATCGTCAAGATGTGGTTTTGTTTTCTTATAGTACTCTCTTAGTAGTGTTTCTTCATCTACGTTTGAGTAGTCTGTGTTTAGTCGGACATAGTCCTGTAGGTCACCACCTGTTTCTTCAATAAACTTTACTAGCTTATCTACACCCTCTGGTAGATTTATCTTAACCTTGTCTTCTGTCTGCTCAACAACGGGTGTTACCTCTTCTTTTTCTTCTTCCTTTTCAGTAATCTCTTGTATTACTACTTCCCCTTCTTCTGACTTACCCCCATCATCTGAACTGGTGACTTCTTCGGGAGTGCTTTCAGGTTTTGGTTCGGATGTTCCTTCCTCCACTTTTTGTAAAGTTTCGGTAGGTTTATCCTCATGTACGTCATTTGCGCTTTGCTCTTGAACGGCATCTTCTTTTTCTTTTAGTTCCTCTTTCTTTTTAGAAAGGTCTAACTTGGTTACTGTTTCTTTAGCCTTCTTGGGCTTGACTTTTGACAAGTCTACTTTTGTTTCCGACATAATAATATAATATATAATTGTTTAAAATCATCTTGGCTCAAATTGCTCTAAACCGATACCACCCAACACATCGTTTCCAGAGGACTCAAAGTCTGTTGGTAGTAAGTTGTTTTTTCTTTGGTTGATGAGTTCACTCTGCTGAGTACCCTGCATCCTAATTCTTTTATCCTTTCGGTCCTCTATCTCTTGTTCTTTTTTACCCTCAGCATTAGCCCTTACTTGAGCTAACTGCATGTTGAAATCAAACTCAGCCTGCATTAATCCTCTTTTTATTTCAGCCTCAGTCTGAAGTCTTTGTATTTCAAACTGCGCCTTAGCCTGCTCTATACTAATCTTTTCTTGAGTTAGGATTTGTTGTTTTTGCGCCTCAGCCATTGCCGCTTTTTCGGCTGCCTCAGCGTTAGCTTGAGCCTGCATCTGTATATTGGACTGCTGTTGCTGTTGTTCCCTTTCTAGCTTTTTCTTTCTCTTCTGCTTTAGAACCTCGTTAGCAAGCTTTAGGTTGTTTATTTGCCTAATGTCTATTGCATCCTCAATATCAATACCCCCCATTTTTATAGAAGCCTGTATGTTTTGCTCAAGCTGTGCTTTTTCCTCTTCTTCTGGCTCAAGTTCTAGGTATATACCAAAGTCGTGCAAGTGCAGGCTTGATATTTCCTCTAGCGTACCCACGTTAAATGAGCTTATAGCTCTTCTTAAAGATTGGTCAGTCAGGGCAAACTCAACAGAATCTGATATTCTTAACGATATGTTTTCACAGGTTCTAGCGATTAAATAAAGGCTAGATTGTAGTATGTGTCGTGTCGCTACGTTCGATGCATTAGCGGCAAGCTTTTGCAGCCCTACAAGTGTATCCTCCATAGGTGCGCTACCGTCACGAGCCTCGTTAAGTCCTGTGACATCCCTAATCATTTGCAAGTAATACTGATAGGTGTTAATCAATGCCGCTAACTTTGACTGACCGTTTGACGAACTTAGTTCTTGTATCGGAACCTTACCCCTATTCATATCACCCTCTTGCGTCAGAGACCTACCAAGTATGCTACCTGTTTGGAAGTACATATTCAAAGCCTCTTGGGGATTATAACTTGTACCATTACCGAGGTCTACCTCAGCCAATCCATCAATGTCTAGGTACACACCGTCTGGCACCAGCTTAGACATTACCTGTTGAATCTTCAGGTTAGTGATGTTTATCATATCAGCAAACCCAGTAATCTTACTTACCGTTGACTCTATCCTACCCTTATACATTCTAGGTGCTGTAATAGCATAATTCATACAAACCTTAGTCGTGTCTGATTTAGGTCTTGTCATATTCTCTGACATTTTCCAATCAATCATTTGGTCGTATCCAAGAATCTTAGCACCAGTGAACAACACCTCTATGGTTCTTGACACTTTTTTAAATGTGTCTGCTTCTGGTGGGTTGAAAGAATCTGTTTTTTCTATAGCTTTTTCTAACCCGTTTGCTGTGTGCTTTATTTTAAACACTTGGTTCATATAGGTCTTGTACTCAAAGTATAAAACCTGCACAGTATTTTCGTCATAGTCATTCCAACCAACAACATAGTCGCTCCTATTACCCATCTTGGATATCCTATCCAACTCTTCTTCAGAAATAAATGGATATTGCTTTTTAAGCTCTGGTATTGTTATAGACTTAACCTCACCAACATAGTAAATATCTTCAAAGTTTGGGTCCTCAGTGTAAGACCAAACCATTTTAGCTGGGTCGCAGTAGTCTACCACAACTCCTTCAGCCTTGTTCCAATCAGTTTTTACCGCAGCAATACCAAGAACTGTTAAGTCATAGTTTAATCTTCTCCTTACTAACTCAAATTTATTTTTAGCTAAGGTGTTGTTTATAGCCTCTTCTTCAGCTATCTCTATGGATGGCTTATACTTGAGCTGCATATATAAAGAAACATCTTCGGGTGTTTCTGGTAAATCAGTTTTACCCTTAAAGTTCGCTGTATCCACACCTATACTATCCCTAAGTATTTGTATATCTTCCTGGGCTACTATGTCTCTAAGTAAGTTTTCTGCGTAGTTTGTTCTTTCTTTTAGTGATGATGGGTCTTGAGCATAAGCATTAATCTTATACTGCTTCTCCGACATACCATTAACAACGATGTCAACAAACTTAGATATAACTGGCACTGGCTTCCAATCTAAGTTAAGGTATGATAGGTCACCGTTAATGGATAACTCATCCTTGTACTTCTGTATTGGCTGCTCACCTCTAGCGTAAAGCCTTAAATTGTGATACCTGTTCCAATTAGTTGCAAACCTGTTACCGCTTCTCCCACCATGAAACCACTCACCCTCTATAGCCCTTCCTACCTGAACGCCATATTCAAAGCTCTTTTTCTCCTCATCGCTAACGACTTGGCTTGGGAACGAACTATTTGGATTTGTACTTATATTCATCTATCTATTATTTTGGAAACACTACCAGTATTGTCATATCTTTTGAAGCCAAGTTTAATATTGTTTCTAACCACTTTGTTTATAGGTGCGTATCTATTTTTGTTACAGGCCATTATCGCTAGTCCTGAACTAATAGACGCATCAAACTTAGTTCTGTTGTTTATATCAAATCTTGCCCAATCATTTAATGTTCTATCGAAATACATATCTCCGTATTGGTCATCACCTATTACACCAACACATTCGTCTATGTAAGTCTCTATTGCGGCTGCATGAGCCTGCTTAATGTCTTCACTTGAGTTAGGTATACCACCTATCTCTCTTTCTGTTTGTGAGAGGTTGTTCCAGGTTCTGTCTGGTCTATTCATAGAGTAGCCCCTATACCCCCTTCTTTTAATGTGATATAAAAGCCTCGGCTTGTTATTCTCACAAAGTATTGGCATACCGTAAAAAACAATAGCCATCAATATATCCTCAAAAAATATCTCAGCGGTCTGTGGTCTAGATATATACTCTAGAAAAAAGTGGTTTGCTGGTGCCTCCTCCATAGAAAACTTTGTTAGTCCGTGAAGAGAACCATTTGAACCTACGCCACTTACAGTACCCGATATATCGTAACTATCACACCCGAATGCCCCTAAGTGTTCATTACCAGGATACTTAACCCCATTCTTTATTATTACTCTATTTTGCAGATTTGTGTTAGGAACCCATGAAATTAAAAATCTTCCGTTGTTGCTAGGTAAAAATATCACCCTTGTATCCTTTATACCGTTCTCCCACTGAAAGTTACCCTTTGTGAGTATGTTGGTGTTTCTTAGGTCTTGGTTATAATCTATCTGCTGATATATCCTAGTGAGGTTAAACAAAGAGTTCTTAGCCTCATCCCTAAACGCATGCTCCACTGTTCTTGGAAACTGCCTATAAAATTCGTTAAGACCATCCTGGTCGTTCTTTAATCCCTCTACCTCGTTCTCCCAATAATCAATAACACCCATCCGTATTTCATTACCAAAGGTGTCGTAAACTTTTTTGTCTGGTGTATCAAACACGGGGTATCCATACTCGTCTATGTATCCCTCGTAGTTCCACTCCATTGGTATAAACAAGCTATACAACCCAGATGCTGTCTGTCCGTTGGCGTTTCTTTTGGTTACATCGGAGTCCTCATATAACTTCTTGAAGTTCTCACCCCCTTTGTCCAAAGAGTTTGATGTACTCCCCATCATACACTTACCAATCACCCTACTACCTAACCTTAGACATGTCTTAGTCACTCTCCAGTTGTTAAGTATGTTTGTGGGTTTCTCCCACTTACCACTCTCATCGTGTACTAATAACGATAGTTTTTCACCATCGTATGAGTTGTCCCCTGTGTTCTTCCAGTCTATGGTTGTATCAAGACCTGTAATGTCTTCAACTTGAGTATTTGTGTCTAGCTTCTTTCTAGTAAACTTAGAAGCTGGTACACGGTACGCAAGCTCTGTCTTAGGTCTATCCATACCATCCTGTATGGGTTTGAAGAAGAACGGGTAGTTTACCGATATTGGAACCACCTTGTCTGTAAACATCTTCTTAGCATCGGGTCCTGTCTTAGACAGTATACCAAACCTTGAGTCACTAGATAGTGTTGCTAAGTTTACAGTTTCTGCTGATGACATAAAAGAAAAACCAGAGCGTCTATTCTTTAAGTAGCACATCCCGTAGCTTCTGTGGTCAGCCTTACAAGCCTCCCAAAATATAAAGAACAATCTATTAGACTCTCTAAAGTCTGGTTTGCCAACATCTATCTTAGACCACTGTAGGTAGTTGTAGTGAGAACCTGTTATGTATGTTGGCTTTTTGTTGTTTATAAACCAAAAACCATCTTCTCTTCTAGTAAACTCCGTGTCTATGTAGTCAAACCATTTATTCTTAAACTCATCTGGAGCCTCGTTCCAATCAAAAACACTCTTAAACCTAGATAACTCTTTTGGGTATTCAGTGTACTGCCATTTATTATCTTCAAACTTAACCACATCAAACTCTGTTGGTAAAGCTATCTTTAGGTTTTGTATCTCGTATATCTCACCAATCTGACCGTTCTTACTTATGACTACAATGTCGTGTGCTTCGTTGTACCCATACTTCCATTTCTTGCCCTTGTTCATTCTTTTCAGAACATGTGGCTTTATATGGTCATCTATTATATTTAATAATGTCTGCTCGTACATTACTTCTTAGACCTGTTCTCAGCAAAACCAGAGAATACCTTTTTTGGTGCCTCAACTTTTTCTACGTTGTTGAGCATATTCTCCTCCTCGTTAATCCTGTTTAATATTTCAAACGCATCAAATATCGCAAGCTTTTTAGTGGCCGCTGCGTTCTTCAATCTATCTGCTGATACATCATCCTCACCACCAGTAACTATTGGCTCTCTAGCCACCTTAATTAGCTCCTCAACCGCTGCTCGTCCAGCTTGGATTATATTTAGTTTCGCTTCCTTCGTTTCCATAGGTCAAAACAATATTTTTAGATTTCATACAATATAATAGTTCACCATCCACAACAAACTCAAACTCTGACTCTGGGGTAAACCCTACAACCATTCCTGGATGTACATCGTTCTCTTCAAGAATTTTGTTGCCATACCTAAGTATTCCTGTAAGTGGTTTTTCTTTTTGAGATGACCACTCATCGTCATTAACAACGGGTTGTACAAAACAATAATCAAGGTGTGATTCGTTGTCCCCGTAAAGATATATCTGCTCTGGTGAGCAAGCGTACATATCTTCTTTTATATGACTACGACTGTTCTTTTCATTACCCCTTATGTCGTAAAACCTTCTAAACACATTATGGTGGACAATAACCTTGTCACCAACCTTGATGTCTGTTACAATGGATAGTGGCGTGGCTATTACCTCTGCCTCGTTACTAACGCTTTTGTAGCTTTCAATTTTTGTGTTAGTTACAAACTTAACTCCACCAATATCTTTGGTATTGTTATACCTACCAGATATAGGCTTAACAATAAAATCGTACACACTCCTCATGGGTGTTAGTATTTTAGGTCGTACTCCACAGATATACCCATGTTCTTATTAAAGTCTTTCCAGGGCATCACCTCATCGTTCTTGGTTATGTATATCCTGTACACATTCTCCTTCTCGATGTCTTCTATGTTTGATACACAGTGGCCACCATAAACCTCTTGACCCACAGCGTAATGCATAGCGTTTTCCTTGTACTCCTTACCTATAGTTATCTTCCTTATTATAGACACAGCTACTCAGTTTCAACTTTAGTATACGAGCCATCGGATAGGTCTATGTTAATAGCTCCGTACTTATCTTCAAGTTCTTTCTTGGTGGCATTAGACTCCCCCAACGCTTCAATGTACATCTTCAAAAGACCATCCTTTTCGGTCTCTATAAAACCTATTCTTTTAAGTAGATTATTTAACTCTACCTGTTGCTCAACAATCTTGTCAAGCTCTTCTTTTTCTATTTTCATTTAATTTAATTTAATTTAATTTTAGTGTGGTACCCAAGGCGTTCCTGTAAAGTTATTGAGTGTTAAGTCATTTCCATTACCTGAAGAATCACTTGCTGTAGTACCTGTTGTTTCGTTAAATTTCCAATAAGCTAATGGTGAAGGTAAAGCTAGTGATGAGTCAATACCTAAGCCATCGTTATATAGTGAAACAACATCGGCAGGGGTCGCAGCGTATCCAGACTTAATTATAAACTCATCCATTTCGCCTTTGAAATGTTTTGTGTTGTTAAATCTGTTGCCAACACTAATCATTTGAAGATTTGCAGAATTGGCATTACTTGTGGATTTTGTTTGCTTTACACCATCAACATACATTTCAATGACATTACTGCTATCTCGTGTTAAGACGTAGTGATGCCAACTTCCTGTGTCTCCTGCTGTATCATAACCATAAGTCCAAACATTTTGATTAGTGTTGCCATTCAGTCTAAAATAAGTAGCAGATGGATAAAAAAACCACATATCTGCTGAGGTGCTATTTTCAAAAACCCAAAATTGTCCACTTTCTGAATTGTATAAAGGATTCATCCAAAGCGAAAGAGTAAACTCTGTGCTAAATGCGGCAATTTGTAAGTTTGCTGGTAGGCTGCAATAGTCATTGACTCCATCATATTGTAAAGCGTTTCCAAAATTGTAACCAGATTTAGGTAGTAGGTAAGCATTTGTAAAGTTAGTTAATGTCATATCTGCACTAGGGGCAGAGCCGCTTTGCGCTATAGTTGTTGCGCCATTTGCTTCATTAAACTTATACCAGTAAAGAGGTTGACTGCCAAATATGTTTGTTACGTTACCGCCTCTTGCATTATTATATATTGCCTGTGCTTCAGCAAGCGTACTAACCCTTTCGTCAAAAACTATATCATCCATACCTATTTCTGAAAAAAAAGTACTGGTTGAGCCTCTGACAAAAAAAGTACCAAAGTTATCAAGACCATCAAACTGATATGCAGCACTAGAGCGTGTTTGTAACACACCGTCATATACAAGGTAAAGTTCACCGTCAACAGTATCTGGCACTTTTGATAAAACTGCTTTCGCTTCTTGTCCGTCTACTGTAAAAGTAATTTCGTCACCTACCCTATAACCAGAACCCGTGGTTGAAACTTCAAGCCTGTCTATGTTACCAAAACCTCCTGAAACAACCGCTCTAACGGTTAATCCTGTACCTCCAGGAGGGTAAGCTGATGTAGAAACTGAGGTGTACGTTCCATCAGCGGCACCTGTTGGTTGCTGTGTTATGTCCTCAGTTAATGAGTTGTTATTATAAAAGTAATAGAAATGATGCCAATCGTTATCTGTTATATTTAAGTTCCACTCAACTTGTCTAGAATTATTATCTCCGTCACTGGCAAATCTAATGTATGGGGAGGTGTTTCTATGAAATATATACGTTCGATTATTGTTATTACCTGATAATACTACATTAGTTTTAGATGTGTCAGCAGCAATTGGTCTTTTAGCCCAATAAGCGACAACCATATTAGAAAATCTATTTGTAGTGTTCCAAAAATAAGGAGTAGTTACAATACCTCTTTCAGTTGTGTTACCCAAGTCTGGTTGAATATAATTACCAAAGTCATACAACGCTATTGTTTGACTAGATATAGTGTCAGAGCCTACAATGTTATTTACCGTTATGCTGTAGTCTCCTGCGGTTTCTACATTTACAGTGGCTGTTATCTGAGTTACACTGTCTATAGTGTAGCTTTCAACAACGGCAGTACCAGATGCGCTTAGGCTTGTAACAGAATAAAAGTTTGTACCAGTTAGTACAACCTGAGCTGGTGATGTAGTATTTACAGAACCGCTAGTAATTGTTGGTGCCTCTAATTCATGTGGTGACCAATCCCCGTTTGTTGGGAAGTATAGCGTTGCGTTATTACCGTTACCGCTTGAGTCAACAACAGTGGTCCCACTTGTTTGGTCAAACCTGTAAAAAATATCAGGGGTTGTTATTACAGTATTACTTAACACCCCTTTTCCTCCTTTATATAATGAATTTACTTGAGCCTGAGTTAGTGTCCCACCTACATCTATGATTAGTTCGTCCATAACAAACAAACCATAAGATGTATCACTTCTACCTATAAGGCTTATGTTTATATCCTCTGCGTCATAGTCTTCTGTTGTACCTGTAGACTTTACTGAGTTAATCCACAACTCGTTTACACCACCATTTAATGACATGGCTACATGATTCCACCCCGTAGAGTTTGCTGATATAGTCCAAGTAGTGCTAGTACCTATTGATGTTTGAAATGTAGCAGAGGTGCTTGAGTCAAATCGAAAGAACATGTCAGCATCCCCAACATGACCAAAGATATACTCATTAGAAATACTGCCATCAAAATAAACCCAAAAGCTTAATGCAAGACCAGCTGTGTATACGGGATGCGGTACAAAATAAGTTCCTGTAAAGTTGTTTAAAGTGCCTGTATTGTTGTTTCCGCTTGAGTCTGCTGCGCTTGTGCCTGATGACTCATTGAATTTATAGTAAACATCCGAATTAGGAAAGGCCGTTGTTGGTAGACTGCCTGCACCACTATTATATATAGAGTCCACATCCGTTTGATTTAATACTACGCTTTGAATGATAAAGTCATCAATTGCACCTTCTGTCATTTGCGTACCGTCTGAACGACCTCCAATCCTACCAACGCTGATAGTTTCGCTAGAATAATTTACGCTAGAATTAGATGAGTATTGAGTTCCATTTAACCATAATAAATTTGTTCCATTATCTAATGATATGGCTACATGATACCACTGACCACTAGATAAGGTTGGAACTGTCCAAGTATCAATACTTCCACCCGCAGACCTAGTTCTTACACTAAATTGAGTTGCACTATCAAGTCTGAAATATTTATTGCTATCAGAATCAGACCCAAAGATTATACGATTACTATTTACAGTTGTGTACTTTATCCAAAAAGACGCAGAAAAAACTGTTGTAACATATGTTTGCTCTGTGAAATTAACATAGTCATCAACCCCATCAAATTCTAAAGCATTACCAAAATATCCTGTATTGGTTACAGCAGATGACATCTCTGCAAAGCTTCGGTCACCGTCACTGTACAGCGAGTTAACAAACTCAAATGGCACAGCAAAACCCCCTGCACCTATAATTGCTAAGTCTATACCTAAGCCTAAAGACATACTACTTTAAAGATATAATGTCACTAGCTGTAGTTCCAGTGGCTAGAACATAGTCCACGGTAACTGGAAGAAAACTTCCGTCAGGTACGTTTGCAAAAATAATTGCATCTCCAACCTCTCTTTTACCTGCCATTAAAACTTTAACAGACCCACCTGTGCCGATATACAATATAGAGCCAGTAAGGTTAGTAGCTGGTGATATAGTGTCTGATGCCGCTACTGTAGCCGCCTCTGTTCCAAAATCTGGTTGATTCCCGAATTGTCCCATTTTATTTATTTAAGTTAAAACCCCCATAGGTTTTATCCTACAGGGGTGTTTATTTAATTATTAAGATAAAGTTACACTGATAACCGTGGTAGCAGTAACTGTACAAACAGTTAATGCACCTGAATCAAGAGCAAGGAACATATCTCCTTTTACAAGGGTTGCTGTTGCTGGTGCTGTATCTAAAATCTTAACAAACCCTGCGATGTCACTTATTGTAACACCTTGGTTGTTTGTTCTTGAGTTTGCTGGTTGTAAGTCTGTACCGCTATTGAATCCGCTAAATACAGTTCCCAAATTAATTACTTCGTTTGCCATTTTTTCTAATTGTTGTGTTGTTAGTTATTAAACGGGTATTTTACCAAAAGGTACCCCACCTTTTTTATATGCTTCCTTTTCCCAAGGCTCTTTACCAGTACCCATCATGTTCAATGAACGAGAGTACTTCTTACCCTTCCAATAAAAGTTAGGGCCATCCCAATCTAAGTCACCTCTCTCGATTTGGTCAACGTGGACCTTTTCGTGTTTGATGACTGCATCGTGATACTTTGGGTCAAGGTCTTTATTCAATAGTATGGTGCCGTTCTTATTGGTTCTACCAAGAACAGAAGCCTCTTCCTTAAAGTCATTTAAGTATACGGCAGGCCCGTCAAGATTGTATGGGGGTTTGTCTAGCTTAAAGCCCATTACTTTCCTCGCTTGTTATATTGTTTTTTTCCACCAGACTTAGCGTCTCTGACAATTACGTTTTCACCCTTCATCATAGGCTTCTTACCCATCATCATAGGGTCTCCATACATGTTCGCGCCTCTTCCACCCATGTGCTTAGATATAGGGTTATAACCCATCATCATCGGTGCTTCACCTGCGGCAACCCTAGTGGCTTGCTTTTGTTCATAATTTGCGTCCTTGGTTCGACCTTCTTTTCTATCTACAATTGCGTTTCTTGCGTAATCTTGAGCAATTCTTTTTTTACTTTTTTCCATGTTCGGTCCTTTTTTATCACCCATCATAGATGGAGAAAATTTACTTTTAAATAATTCTTGCTTTTGTTGTTCTAATGCTTTTCTTTCTTCAATTTCTTGCTTTGCTTTTACAGGGGCTTGCATAATCTTGTTTTTCAAGGCAGAGGTAGCGTATTCTTTTACGGTAGAACCTAAAACCTTTTTCTCACCTACCGCACCCAAAGCCTTACCAACCTTACTAGCTTTAGCAACTTTAGCTGCTTTAGTAGCCCCAGCAACAATTTTACCACCAATGCCAGCTTTACCAGCAATAGCTCCTGCAGTTCCTGCGGCCCCAGCGGCAGTTTTAGCAGCAGCGGCAGCGGTACCAGCAGCAATCCCAGCCTTAGCTGCTCCAGCAAGAGTTCCTGCACCAAGTATAGCCTTTCCAGCAGCAGCAGCAGCGGGTATTAGTGCCAACAGGGGTAATGCGTTAGGACCTTTACCGTCCTTCATTTTATAAGCCATTTTATTTATTTTTTTAAGATTGATATTTACTTAGTAGTTCAGCGTAAGACGGTTGGCTTTTAGACGAGTAGCCGCCTCCACCACTTCTTTGTCTTGGAGCAAAAGCATTGCTTGAACCAAGATTAGCTTTTCTTTTATTAGCTATAAGGCTTGCGGCACTCTTCACTCCAGCTTCACCTAATCTAAACAAAGATTCCGCTGCCATTTTTTTAACCCCAGCACGGCCTGGTTTACCTTCAATTTCGTCCGCTTTAGCTTTAACCTTCTGCGATAATTTATAAGGAGCTAAACGTGTTTTTACAAATCTTTCTTTAGGTAAAGTTGTTGGTGAATGATATCCTTGTTGTCTCGACTCTAATTTTTTTGGTGGCTCATATGCCTTAGTAGTAGGCATCTTACTTATAATTTCTTCACCTCTTTTAGTAGTGGAATTACTTTTGGGTTCTTCTTTTTCTTTAATCTTAACACCAGTAAAAGAAGGTCCACAAGAGTTAATGTTTTTGTAGTTGTATGTAGCACCATACATTGATGGACCAGAGCTTGTCTTATATCCAGTCATTGAACTACCTAGCGTAGCAGCAACACTTGTCCTTGGTGTTTGGTCTATGTTCTTGTAGCTAGTTACCTCTGTTTTAGGTCTCTGTGCATTAAGCCTGTCTATCTCAGCTTGTAATGCTTTTTTCTTTTTACCCATTGTTTTTTTATTAAAACGGTTTTATAAATTTCCACCCAATCTTAACCAAGACTGCAAGTGATGCTATTAGTATAATCCAAAACAGATACCTCTTTAGGTACCTCTTGATTTGGTCTAGTATTCCTTCCTCCCTTACAACTACCTTTTCAAACGGTACCTCCACCGTTTGTATAATTGTGTCGCTCTTACACTCACCCTGTATATATGTCGTGTCACCGACCCTAACATACTTAATTCTTAACTTATCCTTTTGTATATAAGTAGTGTCTCCAGGTAGACTAACAAAGGAGGTGTCGTGCTTAACCCTATCTGAGAAAATCTTGAAGGTATCATGTAACGTGTCCTTTTTTAAAAGTTCAGGGTACTTAATTGTAAGCTTTTCTATTCTGCGTTCAGCCCTTCTAAATTTATTTTCTAACCTCTGCTCAACAGAGCATGAGTTAAATAAAAATACAGTTAAGAGAATAAAGAATATACTGTCTTTCCTTTTACTCTTTTGCATTTCAATACTTGATTTCTATTCTCTCTTTCCTTGTAAGAAACATGGACCCAATCTGGGTTGTCTTCGTCACCGTACTCCCAGATAAGCTGGTCAAAGTCTAAGTTGTCTTTTATGAAGTTGAACATGTCTGCGTTAGACATATACCCCAGTGTGTCATCAATGTCCATAGCCGCACCATTCATAGCGCAGTGCTGTGAGCTTGATGAACCTCCAATGGCCCTGTTTAACTCTACACTTCTGAACAAGCTGTTTATAGCTATAGGACCACCTACATGTTCCCTGAGTGGTTCAAACACCTTTTCACATAGTAGCTTTATCCTTTCCATCTGCTCACCGCTAGGTATGTTTTCTATACCCCTTCTAATGGCAGTGTTACTTTTAGTTACTTCTTTATAAGAAACGTGTTCAGTTACCTTCATTTATTTTTTTTGATGGTTATCCATTTATGAACAGTATACCCTATAGTAACAAGGAGTAACAATATCTTCAAAGACATCTCTATGTTGCTAAAGGATATCCCAAGTGTTGTTATATTAATCAACACGATTTTCATTTCGTTGTACATCAGCTTAATTAAAGGCATTACTACTCCTCCTCTTTTTCTTTCTTACCGAAAATTTGGCCAGCTTCGGCAATACCAAAAGCACCAAGTGTTACTATAACGAATGAATTAAATATTACATCACTATGCACTAACTCTTTGCCATATAGACCAGTTCCAATATCAACTGCGGCAAATATTGTCATAACCGCAAATGATAAAAACCCAACGATATTCTTTTCGTTGTACCTGTTCCTTGTTCTAAATATATCCCAGAAAGACATACTAAAAACCTTTAGCTCGTTCGGTTATAGGACCCATCTTGCATGGTGGCTGATTCTTGGCTAAAAGCTTAACACCCTTAATACCATTACTATCACCCTTTTCTGTTGGGAACTCACTCATATCTAGTGGTCCGTCCCACACCGAATTTATACCTAAATCTTTTCTCATTTTGTAGTTATTTATTTTTTTTAAAAACCTCTTGATTCTTCAGAGCCGTAAAGGTTTGTATACAAATCAGTCATTCCATCACTTCTATTAGACACAGGGTTTAAAGTATTTTTTATGCCTTTACGCTCTTTCATAAACAAACCTTCATTTTGTTGTCTAAAATACTCAGCCTGTGCTGGATTAACATTACCAGACATAACCTCTCTAGCCTGCCTACTTAACTCCTCTTTTTGTGGGTCAACCACTGGTGTTTCTGTTTCTGGAGTTGGTGGTGGAGGCGTGGGTGGAGTTATTGTAGGTGGTGGCGGTGTTGTGTAAAGTGGTGGTGTGGACGCTAAATTATTAACCGTATTAACAACATTAGTAACCGTATCAACAGCTTTGTTAATTCTTTTACCTATACCTAATAAATTTGGCCCTTTTTCTTCTCTTGTTCTCATTAGTCCCTCCTCATTTTTCTAGGTGCAGCCTTACTTCTTCTACTACTCCTACTAATGGCCCTATCTATAGCCATCATTGCTGGACCAGACACATCAACCGACTCATCGTTTTCATTGATTCGATTTTCTTGTCGGGCCTTCATCCTAGCTTTCTTGTATGAATCTCTGCTAAGTAAAGGTTTAGATGCGTTATATATACTTATTTTTTCTTCCATTAGTACAGTGTTGTATTATGTATATTACCTGTTTTTATCATTATTCGCAGAAATAATTGATTTAGATAAAACTTTATCCATATAACTCCTACCTAACATAATCTTATTATGAGTGCTGGTGGGTAAATCTTCGTACCCAAGCATTATCTTATACATCTTGTTTGTTAGCTGCTTAGTTCTTAGAGAAACCTCGTACACATGATACTTCTGCGTTGTATGGTTTCTTTTTCTCCACACCACAATCCAGCCGTTCTTTAGTAACCTATCCCACCTTCTCTTGTCCCAACTATAAGAAAACACACCAGTCTCGTAATCCTTCTTGGTGAACCTACCCTCGCAGTCTAGGTATATCAAAAGCTCTAGGTCAGAGTCTGATAAACCATTTGTTTTACATGCCCACTTCCTTATTGTCCTGTAGTGCTTTAGTAGGTTTATGTCCTTTAGGGTCTGCGGCTCTATCCTCATAAAACAACGACAACGTCAAACTCTTTTATCACCTTGTACACAACACCCTTTATCTCCATATCGAAGCCAGCGTGTCTGTCGTAATAAACCGTGTCACCCTCAGTGATACCCTCAACAAGGTTACCGACCTTAGATACCGTAGCCTCTCTGTACCTTATATCATCCTTGTGAGCGTCAGACAAGATTAGACCACTCTCGTTCTTAGTGCTTCCCTCCTTCACTGGCTGGATTAGCATGTACTTACCTATAGTCCTCATTTCTGTCTAAGGTTATTGATTACACAGTTTGTGGACATAATGGTCGTTGACACAGACACAGCATTCTTTAATGCACTCTTGGTTACAAGTAGTGGGTCGATGATTCCAGCCTTTATCATGTTTACAGTCTTACCTGTTTTAACATCGACCCCATATCCCGTCCTCTTATCGTAGATAATCTCATCGTACTCACCATTTGTCATAATAACCTCGTAAGGCTTTCTAATGGCCTTTAAAAGGCTTTCTTCGACCTCATTTACAGCTTTAACTTTATTGGACGCATTTAGTAGTGCTACACCACCACCTGGGAGTATACCCTCCTTTATGGCGGCTCTTGTTGCACAGATAGCGTCCTCAACCCTGTCACTCTTTTCTTTTAGTTCTACTTCAGAGTTGGCTCCAACCTTGATGACTGATACCTTACACGATAGTATGGCAAGTCTTTTTTCTAGTTGTAACTTTTTGCCTGGGAACTTTGTTTCCTCCATTTGAGTCTTAACTAGCTCCACAAGCTCTTTTACTTCTTGATTTAACTCATCTACCTCAAGGATTGTCTCCTCCTTGTTGGTTATAGCCTTTGAGCATTCGCCCAAGTGTTCTGGCTGTATAAGGTCCATGTCATCACCGAGGTCTTCGTTGATTACTGTTGCACCTGTGATAACAGCTAGGTCTTGCATTCTTTCCTTCCTGTTGATACCGTAGTCTGGTGCGTCAACAACATTGACCTTTATGTTACCCTTTATCTTATTCATCGCTAAGGCAGAAACAACCTGCTCGTCAGCGTCCCCGATTATAAGTAGCTCCTTGTTGTTCTTTATAACGTATGCTAGTATCGGCTCTATCTTCCTTATGTTCTCTATCTTGTTCTCTACAATAAGGACCAATGGGTTTTTTAGTACACAAGAACCACTTTCCTTGTCTGTAATGAAATGAAAGTTCTTTAGTGGCTTATCTAGCGTTGCTCCGTTAACAACCTCAAACGATGTGTTCTCGTCTCTAGATATCTCCATCGTTACCACACCACCCTTACCAGAGGCGTTAAACGCAGATGATATTATATCACCCAACTCCTCGTCATTGTTTGACGATATCGTGGCAACGTGCTTTAGCATATCACCACTTACCTCTGTTGCTCTATCCTCTAGGTACTTAATTACTTTGGTTGTTGCTGAGTTTATACCAGCCTTAATCTCTCTTTCACTAAACCCCTTAATTCTTTGTGCCTCACTTATAATTGAGTGTGCTAGTATAGTGGCGGTGGTTGTTCCGTCACCAGCCTCCTCCACCGTCTTCCTTGCGGCCTGCTTGAGTAGGGTTGCACCCATGTTTTCAACTGGGTCTATCAGTGTGACTGCGTTTGCTACAGTTACACCGTCCTTTGTTACAACTGGGCTTCCTGAACCGTCCTCCAGTAGTACACACTTACCACTAGCACCCAGTGTTGAACTTACTGCTAGGTATAGTTTATCTATACCGTTAAACACATTTTCCCTAGCCTCATCACCGAAGCTAAGGTGTTTAATTATATTGTCTGACATTTAATTAAATTTAATTTACTACTCGTAAAGACGAAAACACCTAGCGTTAGATGTCTTTGTCTTTCTTAACTCTATTCTTTGCTGTTATTAATATTCTTTCTTCAAGTCTGGCTACATTAGCCTTTAGTGTTGCGTTCTCCAATAATAGTGCCTCTATTTTTTCATACAGACCCTTAACCTTCTCTTCAAGCTCACCTATTCTTTTTCTGTTGTCTTCCCGCAGGCTACTCTTGAAGGAGGCTGAGTTATCTATTTTCTTCTTCCATATGTTCCAACCCTCCTTTAGTCCTAACGCCCCTATTAGGGCTACAAGCATCGGTATTAAAGTTTCACTATCCATGTTTTTAAACGTAGGCTACCCAAACATCCACTGACAATTGTTTTAGTGTTATCGTCCCATACGCTGCGGCTATGGCTATACTTCCAGTACCCCCATTTAATGATACACCACTTCCAGGGGTTACAGAAACACTTGGTGGTGCTGCACCCCTCATTATTTTGATTTCAGTACCCTCAGCAAAGGGTTCACTAGAGAACGGGTCGATGGTTATTGTTGTAGCCCCAGCAGCGTTAGAGTATATGAACGCACCCTCGTGTACATTGTCCTGAAGTGTAAGTGTAGCGTTTGTGTCAACAATGGTTGGCCTCTTACCAATAATGTCTTGGTTACCCGCTATAGTGCCTGACATCTCACCACCAGCTAATGGTAGGGCAACTGCACCCGCAGCAGCTCCGTTTGTGATAGTTGCGTTAACTG